ATCTTCGTCACCCTCGTATTTATAACCGTACACATATTCGTAATTGGCTTCTAAGGTAGCCTGCTTAGTATCTAAATCTTGTTCCATAATGACTCCTGTTGTTTATATGACCTTCCTATTGTGACACATTGTGATACAGAAATCAATAGGTGTAATGTAATTATTTGGGCAAAAAAATAGCCCTAACATTAGGGGGTTAGGGCTTAAGTGGTATGTGTCAATACCAGGAGATCAATAAACGAAGGATAAACAATTCCTAGCATGGCACAGTAATGATGAACCGTCTATAATGATAGTTAGTTGGGTCAATTGGAGGGTTATTATGACACATCGTAATATCTTTTTATTGGGTCTTGTGGTGGTGGTTTTAGTGGGGATAGGATTATGTATTGTCGGGGCTTTTTTTGCGCCTTTGTTGGTTCCTGGAGGAGTTATATTGGGAGCATCAATGGGGGTTTTATCCAAAGAATTTAAAAATAGTAGATCTAGATCGGATGAGGTGAATCCGATAGAGAACGAGCCTCAAATGGATGAGCATCCTCACCATGATTTATTGTTTAGATATCAAATGGTTCAGAATCTAGAGGTTCATGAGGGCGATCATCAGGATGCCGATTATCAAGAGGTAAACCCTAGGAACAGACCCTAGGTCTTCATCTATTTTTTTCCCATTATATAATTCAGAACTCATATGGTTTTCCAGAAATTCTTTTCATTGGAAGGGATTTTAATATTTGGATAATGTCTTTGAAGTCTTTTTGATCATAGTTGGATACTGGATGGATGCCTAGGAACATATCTTCATCTTCAGTGGATAGAATCATATCAATGATCCATTGGTGACCCCCAAAGATTTCATTGAGTTTCTTTCTGCGGTCTTTTGAGTTAAGAATCTAAAAGGATCCAACTAAGTTAGCAAAAGATCTCCCTACAGGTGATATTCTTGCAATTGATTTTATTTCAGCGAGTGCTTTTTCTTTTTCCAGTCTTCTTTTTTCAACCAAGATCGGATCTTCCGGTATTATTTCTGCTTTTAATTTCTCAACAATATCTTTTTCAAGCAGATGCCAATATTTTTTTTCTGTAGCGTTATACCAATTTTTAATTTTCTCTAAATTCTCAGTATTTTTATCAAAATTATATTTGGATATAAAATCTCTAATTTTTGACTGTACAGCGACTTTAAATTGTATAGTGGTACGTTCATCCACAATTTCAATATTATTGCCTTCAGAGGCTCCAGGATTCGTTTTAAGGGTATTAATCCATCCACTTTTGAGTGCCTTGATAAAGAAAGCAGCAAAGTTATTAACTTTTGGAGCTGAATCGACTGTTATTCGAATTGCTCTATCGAGTTCATCAACCGTATGTTTTGAACAGAGATCATCGATACTAGATACATTCCATTTTGTGAGCTGTTCTCGTATTGGTTTTAGTTCTTGTTCTAAATCATTATTTGAAACAACAACAACAGGTTTTGCAGATCCAGAACTGCCTATAGGATCTATATCATTCATAGTACTGTATGTTGTTTTATTAATTATATGTTTCATGATCTGTTCGGGTGCAATGGTTGCACCCCCCCCATGCAATGGTTGCATCCCCCCATGCAAGATTGGTTTTGGATAAAAATATAAGTTATAAACCTCATCTATCCTATTTCTATAAATCGTATAAGTATTATTTTTCTTACCGCAGGAACTAACTAAAACCTTGATAAATCCCTTTTCTTCAAGACTTTTATTTATATAAGCTATATTTCTAACAGATATAGCGCAAAGATCAGATATTCTTGCTTTGGATGGATAGATATTATTTAAATCTTGGTTCCCGTGAGAAACCAAGAATAAAAAAATTAGCAATTCAGAAGATGTTAAACCTAATTTTGTAGCGCCAATTTTTTGAATTTTAGATGTTAGTTCTAAACACATACAGTTAACTCCCTTATCTATTTTCAGGAACACCATATTTTAGTATTGACCTGAATATTAAAATTAGAGATACTTAACTTTGTATTTTTTAGAGTTAAATATCTCTGTAAAGCCAGGATGGTAAAATTATCCTGGCTTTTTCTTTTCGTTTAAATGAATCTTGTTAATTCAAATAAACATTCAAGCATTTTATCTATAAATGGATGAGTGTACAAGATCTAATTGGTCTTGACATACCACATTCATTTAGAAATAATGAAAGTATACAGATATTGTTCGCTGTGGAGTGTTCTAATAGCAAGTATACTAAGAACCCCATCCAGATGTATCTTAAAAGGTGCAGTATGGATGGGGTTTTTATTTTTAAGGACAAAAAATGGTCAAGAAAATAACGGAATATTCTGAACAGATTAAACTCGTTAGTTGGTTCCGACTTAAATACCCAAAGCACAAATATCTACTCACTCACTTCGCAAATGGTGGCTTTAGAACAGCCAAATCAGGCTCTCTATTCAAGGCTCTTGGCGTTGTTGCAGGTTATCCAGACTTGGTATTATTTGTGCCTAGAAATGGATTTCCAGGGCTATTTATTGAGATGAAGAAGCCTATTATCCCTGGAAAACCTAAGGCTTATGTCTCATCTGAGCAGAAAGAAATCATGCAACTATTGAAGGAACAGGGATATTGTGTCACACTAGCTTATGGATTTGATGAAGCTAGAAATACAATAATTGAATATATGAGAGATTAATATGACTGAAAAAACAGTAAAAGGGTTAAGAAAAGAATTAAAAGAATGTCTGAGTAAGATTAATGCTTTAGAAGATTTACCAGATTTGAAACCAATTGAAGAACTTGAAGATGTAAAAGATGTTTAAACTTAAGAATTGTCCGAGATGCAATTCAAAAATGAGGCTCTATCTGGACTGTCATAAATTTGATAAGGATGGAGATCCAAAAAACCCAACTGTGCACCTAGACTGTTTTGGGGATGAATGTAGTATATCTTATGGAGTTGGAGATTTTAGAATCCCTAATCCATATGAGTTGGACGATAGAATTATAGAACTAATAGATGAGTGGAATAGTAATATAGAAAACTAATCTAGTTTGATGTATAATACTCATATAATCGGAGTCCTATATATAACTAGCTAACTTCTAACATGGCTAAACCAAAGGAATCTAAGTCAAAAAGCGAACAATCACAGCTTGTTAAAGACATCTTATCTGGTAGGTATAGAAAATATGATCCAGATAAACATCCTGCGTTGCTTTTAAAAGTATTTAAAGCGGGTGGAGATTCTCGAACGTTTTGTGCCGATGCTTTGATTGCTCAAAGCACATTTTTTAAATGGTTATTAGATTTCCCAGATTTCGCTGAAGTATACAAAGTAGCTCAAGAGTTGGCTTATAAACATTGGGATGGAGAGGGGAGAAAGTTAGCCATTACAGCACCTCAAGCCTATCGAATGATTATGAAAAATCGATTTGATATGACAGAGCAACGAAAAGTTAAACTAGCTAAGCTTAAGCCAGAGGACAGTCTATCAGATCAATATAAAGCTATTGTCAGTCATATGCAGGATGGAGATTTAACATCACATGAAGCTCAGCAAATGGCTAGCCTGATTGTCTCTTCTATTAAGATTGAGGAGCATTCTGAGCTAAAAGGAAGGCTTGAGTTAGCTGAGGCGGCACTGAGAGATAAAGTATAATGTCAATTAGGGCACGTATTTTAAAGCTATCAGACAAAGTCTCAAAGATTTTAAACTCTGTTAAATTCCATTTCATTGATAAATCTGCTATCACTGAGTCAATGGCATTGGATGAATCGAATATATATGTTTACTTGGATTTGTAATTATGGCTAAAAAAAGGGGATTTTTTAACAGCTTGCTCCATCCTGGATTAAGTATTTTTAATGCAATGGATGGATCTAGAAGCCAAGGGTCTTCAGGACAATCTATGCTTTTAGGGAATCCTAGTGGACGAGCTAGAGGCAGCCAACAAGATATTAAAGAAGTTAGTGAAGGTGATGCGCTTAGTCAGCTTTTAGTCTCTCAAGGAAGGTTTGAAGCTGCGCGCGTTAATGATGCAGCTCAAAGACTGACGAGAGAGAGAGACAGAGCATTAAGACGAATTGAGATGGGTAGAATCCGTGCGAATAGAAGACGGGTCAGGGGAGGTCTATTTGGCTCACAAGAAGCGGATTTAAACGGTAACCAACCAGCCGATAACCTAGGGGGCTAATTTGTCAGACAAGCTTAGAAATTATGTACGTCGATACGAGCGCGCGCGTGGAAATGCTTATCAATGGTGGTCAATTCTAGAGGCTTGCTATCACTACTGTATCCCTAATAGAAATATGTTTTACTATCCCCAACAAAATCAGGGTAGTCAAAAAAATATTATGGTTTATGATACGACGGGGGTGTCGGCAACTAATAATTTTGTCTCTAAGATTCAAACTGCATTAACTCCGCCTCAGCAAACCTGGGCTTCTTTTGAAGCATCTGATGAAATTCCTGAAGAATTCCAAGATGAAATCAACAAAGGGTTACAAAAATACACGGATACGATGTTTAATTATATCCGTCGATCTAATTTTGATTTAGTGATGCAGGAATGTTACTACGATTTAGCGGTTGGAACAGCGATATTAGTCATTAATGAAGGCGATGAAGATGATAAACCTTTGTTGTTTAGTTCTATCCCGTTGGATCAAGTCGCTATTGAAGAATCAATAAATCATAGACTGGAAACCTGTTTTAGAACCTGGGGAGATGTCCCAATTGCGGATATCCAATGCATGTGGCCTGATGCTGTTCTATCAGTAGAGATGGAAAGTCAATTGAGAGACGATCCAAATGCTAAATGCAAAAGCCTTGTAGAAGCCTCTATTTATAATCACAATAATAAAAAGGCTCCCTATACCTATATTATTTGGCATCAAGACCATATATTGCTAGAAGAAGAATTAGAGAGTTCTGCATTTGTGATTTTCAGATGGTCAAAAATTAATAATGAAATCTTGGGTCGTGGGCCGATTATGCAAGCCCTTCCCTCTCTAATTAGTCTTCAAACAGCCGCTTATTTCGAATATACCGCAGCAAATCTTAATATTGCTAAGCCGTACATGGGATATTCAGATGGTATTTTTAATCCTAATACCTTCCAGATGGCTCCTAATACAATTATTCCGATTAGTCCTAATAGCTCTGGTCAGTATCCTCTTATTCCATTACCGGATACGATGAATCCTCAGTTGATGCAGCTGACAGCCACGGATTTGAGAAACCAAATCAATCAATTGATGTTTGCTAATCCTCTTGGGCCGATTAATGATGCGCCTGACAAGACAGCAACAGAATTGGCATTGAGACAGAGAAACTTTTCTGAAGAAATAAACCCTATTTTTACTAGATTGCAGCAAGAGTTTCTAGAGAGAGCATTAGATAGAATTAGTTATCTTCTTGAAAGACGAGGATTACTTGAAAGACCAAGGTTAAAAGGTACTGAGATTAAGATTAAATTTAAATCTCCGTTAACTATTTCGCAGGGTCAGCAAGATGTTCAAACATTTGTCTCTTGGATGCAAATGCTAGCTGGGTTAGTTGGCCCCGAAGCGGCACAGATGTTTGTCAATGGTGCTCGGTATCCTTCTTGGGCAGCAAATAAAATGGGGGTAGATCCAACCCTGGTTAATTCTGAAGAACAAATGGCTAAAGTATTCCAAGAGCAGAAGAATCAACAGCAACAAATGCAGATGATGCAAATGGAGCAGGCAGCGCAGCAAGGGGGCGGACAAAGTGCAGGAGCCGCCTAAGAATAACCCCTACATTCAAATTCCTAACCCGTACAAAGAATTAAATAGAAATAACAGTGTCGCTCATCACAAAGAGTCGCAGACATTAGCAAAGCTTTGTTATGAAGTTTTCCAAGTGAATAACTACGGCAAAGATTTAATGAAGATGCTTGAAGAGATGTATATTTATTCCTCTCAAGTTCGTTTAATGTCGGCCCACCCAGCAGAAGATGCATTGTATTGGGCCGGATATACCGATTTAATCAAACATTTAAGAAACTTTTCTAACGAACATAAAAAGGTCATTGAAGGATGTCAGACGAGCAATCAACCCCAAAAAGTTTAATTACCCCAGGCCCATCAAAAATATCAGAATCAGCAGAACCAACAGAAAAAGCATCTTGGTATTGGGATGAAAACACACCTGGACAGGGTGACAGACCTGATTGGTTGAAGCAAAAGTATAACAAAGTGGTCGATCAAGCGAAAGGATATCCTGAGCTTGAAAAGATGTTGGGTCAAACAAAAGCGCCTGAATCTTACGATTTATCCGAATATGGTGACCATTTTGATTTAGAGAGCACTTATATTGCTGAGCTTACGAATGCTGCAAAAGAAAGTAGGCTATCCCAAGATATTCTAAAGAAGGTTTTAGACCCGATTAAGAAATATCATGATTCTTTAGTTCCTAACATGGATGAGGAGATTAAGAAGCTTGGAGAGCATGCCAATAGTCGGCTTAACGCTGTTAATGTGTGGGCTAGTAATACTTTATCAGATAAAGCAATTAAAACCCTAGGTTTAGTTTCCCAAACAGCCGAAGTATTCGAGCTTTTTGACGAAATCAGACAAGCACATTCACGAAGTTCCCGTGTTCCCAGTGGAAATGAGGGAGTACAAGTGCGTGGCATGGTAACGGCTGATGAAGTAAGGAAAGAAATTCAGGATAATTATGCAAGATACAAAACAGACCCTAAATATCGGGCAGAGATTTCTGGAAAATTAAAACTAGCTTTGGGTGATGATTAATGATTGGAAATATTGCAGCTCACTTTGGAAAGAAGGACCCTAAAGCAACCCTAGGGCCATTGATGAGTAAAAGAAGTAATAAGAGTGGAGAAGATAAACTCTGTGTTGTGTGTAAAAAGAGATATTATGTCACTCCATCTCATCTGAATAAATCAAAAGCTTGTGGGAAAGAATGTGCATCTTATATGAAGACTGTTCAATATAAGAATGAGCATAGTGGGGATGAGGACTTGTGCATTTAGGGATAGTCTATTATCATAATAATCAGAATATCTATCTAAAAATGGATACTTTGACATCCAGTCAAACCCGTTAGGAAAATGCTAAAGACCCGTTTAGGATACTCTTTTGTATAACCAGGAAGATAAAAAACACTAGGTTTTTTAATTTTTAGGAGTTACATTATGAGTTTAACGCTCACGAATACGCAGCAGACCGAATTTGATGCTATGGTCAAAGCGGAATACTATTCCCGGGGATTCTTACTACGAGATTCTGTTTACACAAAAAAAGATGTTATCGGAAGATTCGAGCAATTTAGAAAAGTTGGTTATATTACTGCCAACCAAGTTGCCTTCCAAAATACCATTGCGATTCAAGATCCAAACTTTCAGGCTGTTACAGCGACTTTAGAAAAGTATGCAGCAGGTTGTGCGGTTGATGAAATCCAAGATTTAACGGTCAATTTCAGTTCAAAAGAAGAATTAGCGATGTTAGTTGCTATGGCTATTGGACGACGAAGCGATCAAATCCTTATTGATGCGATTAATGGCTCAGCGGGCACGACTATTGCTAATGGTGGTACTAATATGAGCTACGCTAAACTTAGAAATGTAGTCCAATTATTCGAGGAAAACGCAGTTCCGATTGAACATAGATTTATGGCAATGTCTGGTAATAACTTGCGGGCATTGTTAGCTGCGGATCAAATCATCTCTAGATTCTATACCAGTAATGATGCTGTTGTGCATGGCACTTTAAATAATCGTGATTTATTGGGCATGAATATTCGCATTATCCCAACAATGATTGAGGGTGGATTGCCGATTGCTGCTAATATCCGTGAGTGCTACGCATGGCATTGGAGAGCGGTTGGTATGGCGATTGGTCAAGACTTACGAACTGAAGTGAACTATTTACCACGCGAAACCTCTTGGTTTATTAATGGTTTATTCTTTGCTGGAGCTGCGGTGATTGATAATCGGGGTGTATACCAAATCGATTGTGATGAATCTGTGAATCCTTAATAAAGAGGCGTATAAATGGCTTTTAATATCCAGTCTTTCGTACGTATATCTTCATCCGGTAATGCGTCAAATATACTATTAGCGGATGGAACTTATATCGGAGGTCCTGATTACTTTACGTATATCACGGCCCAAGATTTGATGGCAACCATTACGGGGGCTGGTTATTTCAACACAATGGCGCACGATTTAGATGTTTACGATCGCATCTATTGTGTGGATTCTACTGGTGCTCAGTTAGATTTGTATGTCGCTAGTATTACATCGAATCCAACATTGGTAACAACAGGTACAGCTGCGGTTAGTGGAGATGTCATTGGGCCAGCAGCTTCAACAGATAATGCATTGGTTCGATTTGATGGAGTTACGGGTAAATTAGTTCAAAATAGTGTTGGAATACTAAGCGATGTAGGCGCTTTATCTGGACTAACTCTACTTGATGTTGATAATGTTCGGATTGATTTAAATACTATTTCATCAACAAATGCTAATGGGAATATTAATCTTACTCCTAATGGGACTGGATTAAATGTATTGGCAAATGCTCAGGTGACAAATGTCACTGCCTCTAGGGCGGTTGTCACAGATGCATCGAGTAATTTGAATGAGAGTGTGACCACAGCAGCAGAACTTGCTTTTGTAAATGGGGTGACCAGTGCAATTCAAACTCAGATTGATACTAAAATATCTCAATCGGGTGCGCAGATTTATGCTGCTTCAGCGACTGGTAATGACACTTATGTTGTAACATTGTCTCCCGTTCCTTCTGGTTATGTAAATGGAATGGTTCTAAATGTAAAACCGGATACAGCGAATACTGGCCCTGCTACGATTAATGTAAATGGTTTAGGGGCTATCTCAATTTTACATGCAGATGGTTCTGTTTTAAACAGTGGAGATATTGGCGCTAACCAAATTGTCAACCTTGTTTATAACAGTACTGGGCCTAAATTTCAGATTCAATCTGCATTAGGTAGTTCAGCAGCTCTTACAGGTAATACTTATAACGTCAATCAGGTTGCACATGGATTTACAGTTGGAAAGGTCGTTTATTTAAATAGTACGACTTATACAGCAGCGATTGCTAGTGCTGATACAACATCTGAAGTAGTAGGAATAATTATCTCTGCTACGGATGCAGATAATTTTGTATTGCAATTTGGCGGACGAGTCACTGGATTATCCGCATTGACAGCGGGTTCTGTATACTATTTAAGCCCTAGTGCGGCAGGTGATTTAACAGCTACTAAACCGACAACAATTGGTCAGGTTGTTAAGCCATTATTAGTAGCAGATACGACAACAAGTGGATTCTGGGTTAATTATCTCGGAGCATTATTATAATGGGTAGTACTTTAGCATTTAATACTAAAGTTTCTCAATCTGGTTCAGAGGTTTATGCTGCAAGTTCTTCTGGTAATGATTCCTATACGGTTACCCTTTCTCCAGTACCTGCAGCGTATGTTAATGGTTTAGTTGTAAACTTTAAACCGGATACTGCTAATACAGGATCGGCGACGCTTAATGTTAATGGTCTAGGCGCGATTGCAATTACAAAGAATAATGATGTAGCGTTGGCGACGGGTGATATTGAAGCCAATCAAATTGTTACTGTGGTTTATAACTCTACTGGGCCGACTTTTAATATGCAAAGTCAGGTTGCTGCGGCAGCTGGTGGGGGCGGTAACTGGACTTATGTGGGGACTTTTACTAATTCTGGCGCGGATTGTATATCTCCAGCTTTAACAGCGAATACTGTTTATCAACTTGTTATTAATAATGCGTGCGATTCATCTTCTGGATACCCATTTTTCCAAGTCAGTATTGATGGAGGAGCAACTTATTTGAGTGGAAGTTATACCTATACCGTTAGGAGAACGTATGGTAGTACTACTGCTGGAAATTTTGGCGGAACAGGCGCTAGTAGTATTTTATTTGGAACCGATCCAGGTAGTGGAGAGGCTAAACTAGGCTCAACTGGTAATGCGATTATTGTTGCGACATTTTGTAACCTTGCTACATACCTCAGATTAAATTTTAATGCTTCATGGATTGATACAGGGAGTAGAAATGTTTTATTAACTGGAATGGGAACACAAGATAATGGGACTGCGGCCACAAATATTAAATTTAGCGTAGCAGGTGGTAATTTCTCTGGTGTTGGAATTTTATACAAACAAATAACTTCTTAAGATTTAAAAATTATGGCTAGCGCATTAGATTTCAATAAAAAGATTTATCAAGATGGCTCAACCATCTACGCTGCAACTGCAACCGGTAATGATACTTATGTAATTACATTAGCGCCTGTTCCGGCAGCGTATGTGAATGGCATGGTTATCAATTTTAAGACAGATGTTGCAAATGTTGGTCCAGCTACTCTTAATGTGAATGGTCTAGGCGCTATTGCGATTAATAAATTGAACGACCAAGCATTAATTAATAATGATATTGAAGCAAATCAGATTGTAACGGTTGTTTATAATTCAACCGGTCCTAAGTTTCAGATGGTGAGTCAATTAGCATCTGGAGGCGGAGGCGGTGGACTTGCTTGGAATAGTATTGCGGGAGCTGCTCAAGCGGCTGCGGTTAATAACGGTTATATTGTTGCTAATGCAGCACAAACAACAGTCACATTACCGGCTGTTTTTGCTATTGGAGATACGATTCAAGTTCAAGGTCTTGGAGCAGCAGGTTGGATTTTAGCTCCGGCAGCGGGAGATACTATTCATCTGGGTTCCAGTGCTGCGGTAACGTCGCTAACATCTGCTAATCGATACGATGTGATTCAGGTTGTGGGATTAGTGGCGGACGCTGAGTGGTCAACATCTTTCGTATATTCCGCAGGATTGACGGTAGTATAGGATGGTTACAAACAATATATTAAATATTCCACTGTCTGGGAATACAGGAACTGTAAATTTTGCAGGATCTACTGGAGCCACTTTTATTACCCCTATTTTGGGCGCAGCAAACGCAACTAGCTTAACTTTTAGTAGTACTTCCGGATATATTGGAACAACTGCTAATAATAATGCAGCAGCGGGTTCAGTCGGGGAATTAATAAGCGCAACAAGTGGGGGGGGTAACCTTTCTGCATCTGGAGCTACAAACAACATTACTTCCATAGCTCTAACTGCGGGTGATTGGGATGTTTGCGGGACTGTTGTTCTTTCTTTTGCAGCTGGGACCACATCTACATTACAAAGATGCGGAATTAGTTCAACAAGTGCGACTTATGGCACAATTGGCGAAGAAAATAATACCATCCTTATGGTCAATGCGATAACAGGGGCGCAATCATTGGTTTTTAATTTAGGGTCAATGAGGTTTAGTCTAGCAGCTCCAACCACTGTTTATTTATTAGGAAGCGCAACTTACGCAGTATCTACTATCGCATATGGTGGATTTATAAGCGCTCGGAGGGTTCGTTAATGCCTACTAATAATCAAATTAATTCAGGATTATCTGGATCAACTGGAACGGTTAATTTTGTAGGGACAACCTCTCCAACTTTAATAACGCCTATTTTAGGAGCAGCATCAGCAACCAGTTTAACATTTACTTCTACATCAGGAATTATTGGAACCACGACCAATAATAATGCAGCAGCGGGTTCAGTCGGGGAATTTATCAGTTCATCTGTTCTAGCTGGTGCAGCGGTCGCTTTAACAACAGCCATTGGTGCAAATGTCACTTCCATAGCTTTAACTGCGGGTGATTGGGATGTGTGCGGGACTGTTGCATTTGTTTTTGCAGCAACAACAACGAGTACTCAACAAACAATGGGTATTAGCTCTGTCAGTGCTACTTTTGGAACAAATGGCGCAGAAAATAATATTATTCAATTTAAACAAACATTAACTGGTCTGAAAACAGTAGCATTTGGAAACTCCAGTATGAGATTTAGTATTGCTGCTCCAACCACTGTTTATTTACTAGGTTCTGCGGTGTTTGCGGTATCTACGGCTTCAGCTTATGGCTTTATTAGTGCTCGGAGGGTTCGTTAATGCCTACTAATAATATGCTAAATCTTCCTTTATCTGGAACAAGTGGGACAGTATCTTTTGTAGGGTCTACTTCACCTACTCTAGTGACTCCAACTTTAGGGGTTGCATCTGCTACTAGTATTAATTTTCTAGCCAGTACAGCAGGTACGATTGGGACGACTACGAATGATAATGCAGCAGCCCTAAGTGTTGGACAATTTGTAAGTAGTTCTGTATTGGTAGCAGGGGCTATTAACGTTCCTAATGGGGTTTATACTACTATTACCTCTATTGCTTTAACACCCGGAGATTGGGATTTAGCTGGAACAATTATCTTTAATTCCGGAGCAGCATCTACTGCATCAAGTACGCTAGTTGCGATTAGTGATACAGCAGGAGCAACTCAAGTTCCGTTTGGAGAAAATACATTTTCACAAACATTATCTACTATGGGCGCATCACAAACTCAGATAATGAGTGCCAATGGCAGTAGATATAGCTTAGGAGCTAATACTACAATATATTTATTAGCAAATGCATTTATTACAGGAACAATGACGGCTTATGGCTTTATTAGTGCACGGAGAGTTCGATAAAAATGTCTATTAATTATGACAAATTGTACACCTTCATGGCTTCATCCAGTGCATTTGATCCTGGTGCAACCCCTGAGGATATCTTTACCATTACAGGTAATGCAACGACTAATGTCTACGTTCTAAGAATGGGAATCTCTACAGTCCAAACAACGGCTGGTAGTAGTGCTTGGTATATTGCTAAGAGATCGACCCCCAATTTAACAGGAACTTCAGCAGCTAGAACAGCAGTCCCATTACTATCAACTGGTTCAGCAGCTAGTGCAACTATTCTACAATATACGGCATCTCCAGGCACAGATGGAACTCTAATAGGTAACCTTTGGAGTGGCTATGTTGCATCCCCGGATGTTGCTTCAGCAACCCTTCCTGGAAATGGGATTGTCGTAGATTTTCAATCACTTTTGGGTCAGCCAGTAGCACTTTTGAGTACTTCAGAGGTCTTAGGTTGGAACTTTAACAATGCAGCAAAGCCAGCAGGACTTCTAGTTTTGGCATGGGTACAATGGGCTGAATCTTCTAAAACTTAAACGGGAATTATATTATGGCTTTATCAATTCAAACCTGGTGTCGAGCTTCTGCATCAGCCAACGAACCAATTATTTCAGCGACAGTCGGATGTTTTAGAGAATACAACTATTACACCGCTGACACTCAAGCAGTTGTATCCGCATCTGGTTATTTCAATGGTGGGGTTGCTTACGGTAAATTATCTCCTGATATCGTCACTGGCGATTATGTGAGTGTTTACTCAAGTACAGATGGAACCCTATTAAAATATCGATTAACTAATACTGCCGGAGTAGTGACATCTCTGTTAGCTCCTGCGGGAAATACAGTTATGTCCAGCACAACTTTGACAGCGGTACAATTCATTGCTGGATATGCGGCTCCAATCGTGGTATTGCCAGCTCCTGGTGCTAACTTTATGTATACCAATGTGCGAATGGCTGTCAGATTAGTTTATGGTACAGCACAATTTGCAGTAGGTGGTGCAACAGGCCTTCAATATGGCGTGACTGCAAACCTTGGTGGAACTTTAGTAACCGCAACGACAGCAGGTGCAGCAATTGCAGCTTTAACAGCCAATAGTGCTTGGTCTGTAGTCGCAGCGACGGTCGCTCCAGTAGCCTTAGCAACCGCAGTCAATGCAGGTATTTATCTATCAAATAATACAGCAGCATTTACAACGGGAACGGGTGCTACTTTACAGGTCGTTGTTCTTGCAGATTTAGTTTACACTGCTTAATCGATAGGAATAAAAGTCTATGGCAATGCAAAAGGTACAAATTATATCCTTTGCATTAGGTTTGCTTGGCCGAAAGCCGATTATTACTCTGGACAACCAGAATGATATTACGGCAGCAGCCGAGCAAGCTTTTGATTTCCTAGTGCCTGTTATTTTATCAAAGGGGCAATGGCGATTTGCGACTAAAATAATCCAAGTGTCAGAACTTGAGGTAGACCCGATTATTACCTATTGGAAATATTCTTATCAACTACCTAGTGATTATCTGAAAATGATTCGTCAATATCCCCATAATTACGACTTTGAGATGTATGATGACTTGAAGATGTATTCTAATGTTGGCGGACCTTTATACATCGAGTATATTTTCCAGCCATCTATATCTCAATTTCCGCCATATTTTAATGAATATCTAGCGTATGCTATTGCGGAAAATCTAGCTCTATCTAATGCCCATTCGGTCACTTTTGCGAGTAAATTGGCGCAAGATAAAGGGGTTATTATGGCTCAAGCATTAGCATCTGATGCTCAAAACAGACCTCAAACGCCTTTGATGTCACAACCAATTATTACAAATAGGGCGGTAACATCGTACCCTTATGGCCAATACTAGTGTTATCCTTTCTGGATTTAGTTATGGAGAACTTGACCCAAAACTTGCTGCTAGAGTAGGTTTCGCGGGGTATACTAAAAGTGTTAAAACAGCTTCTAACGTATTATCAATCCCACAGGGTGGTTTCACTCGAAGATTTGGGACGTCTTATCGAGTCACCTCTACTGCAACAGCTAAAGATTACGTGGCCTTGTTTGCTTTTCTGTACGATGATTTAGCGATTTATAATCTGGTCATTGAAGACCTATCCATCAGAATTTATTTAGAAAATACACTTCAAGCGACAGTTGTTACAACCTATCCCAGAGAAATTGTAAAAGATTTATACTTTGTCGTCGTCAATGAGCGGATTATTATTCTTCATCAGAACTTTGTCATCCGACAATTAATCAGAACTGCGTCAGCAGCTAACATTATCACTGGGGTTGATGCGGCTAATGACTATATTACAATCACAAATGCCTTAACGGTAGGCGATATTTATCCTGTTAAGTTCACGACAGCAGGGACTTTACCAGTTTCTAATCCTCAAATTTTTGTAAATACTTTCTATTACATTAGGGTGATTGCTGCCAATAGTATCCGGGTGTATTATACTCCGACTGATGCGACCAATAATGTAAATTATTTTGATATTGCGGCAGTGGGCGCTGGGGTTAGCAATGTTATTGTTTATAATACTTGGGCAATTTCCGATGTTCCTATCTCTATCTATCCTGCTTACGATTTTGACGCTTTTGCTACTTACAGCGCGGCTGGATTTACTTTTACGTCAAGTGCAGTTTCTGGAACAGTGGGAGTCCCTCTCACAATTACTGCGAGCGCAGCGGTTTTTACTGCTGCTCATGTTGGTGGTTTATTTATTGGTAATGGCGGTATAGTCAGAATCACTGTTTTCACAGATACAACACATGTGAATGGCTATTCCTATGAAGATTTTACGAATACTGCGGCATTTCCGGGCAAAGAGGCTTTCTTAGGAGAGCCTGCTTGGTCAGCAGCAAGAGGATATCCAAGGGCGGGAACATTCTTTCAAGAAAGGTTCTTTGTCTGTGGGTCTAGACAAATCCCTAATGGTGTTTGGGGTTCTACCATCTTCAGTGTCTTTGATTTTGATGATTCCCAGCAATTAGATGATAGCGCAATCTCCTATTATCCAGCATCAGGTCAATCCAATGTGTTCAAGGCCATGACGGCTTCTAAATCATTACTAGTTCATTCGAATACTGGTAATTATTCAACTTCTTTAACGTCTGAAAACCCTCTGACCCCTTCAACATTTACATTAGTTGCCCAGAATTTGGACGGAATATCCGGAGTCATTCCTGCTAATGTTGATAATCAGATTCTGTATGTCGATAAAAGTGCTAGAAACGTTAAATCCATGTCCTGGGATATTGTTCAATCTTCCTATGTGAATACCAACATCTCTTTGACGTCTGCTCATTTAGTCCCGACCCCGATTGATATTGCTGTCTATTCAGAGCCTGAGTTTACAGATGGATATTATCTAATATGCGTCAATGAAGACGGAACAATTGGGATTTATAACTCCCTTATTGAACAAGATATTAAAGGTTGGACAAAGACCTCGACTGCTCAAAATAATGTGGCTGGCGTTGCTTCACCTGGACGTTTTAGGGCTATTACCTCAGCAGCAAACAAAGCTTGGGCAGTAGTAGAACGAGATATTGGGGCTGGAAGTGTATTCTATGTTGAAGAACTTAATTTTAATGTCAGAACTGATTCAAGTGTTTCTTATTCATTTACGGTAGCTAGTGCGACTCTGACGGGACTTGCTCATTTAAATGGACAAACATTACAGGTTTATGGGGATGGCATTTACCAGGGCGAGTTTGTGGTTGCAGCGGGTACAGTGACTTTAACGACAGCAATTAGTAATGGGTTTGCTGGACTATCTTTTAGGTCTTTAATAGAGCCTCATCCGGTCAATATTGATACTAAAAAAGGGCCTACTTTGTATCAGGAAGTGCATATTAGAAATATATATATCCATTATTTTGAGTCAATTGGGATGACATTCCAGGGTTTTGATATTCCTGTGATTAATATGCAGGATGTGGTGCTGGATATGTTGGCTACTCCGAGAACGGGTGTTTTTGATTATACCTTGATGGAAGGTTGGAATAGTTTTACGTATGATATACAGATAATACAAGATTTACCTTTACCAATGACGTTATTAGCGATTGGTTACGAAGTGGAGTTATCATAAATGGATCCAGTTAGTGCTATTTTAATAGGCGTTCAAGCTGCCGGAATGATTGTCGATATATTTGGGAAGGAGCAAGCCTATCAATCGGCTAAAGAGGCCAGTCGAATTGAAACGCAGCAATTAAATACGAGAATGCAGCAAGAACAATTGGTATTCCAAGAGCAATCTGTTGCGGATTTAAGAAGCTTAGAGAGTACGTTGGCAAGTCAAAGAGCATTGATGGCAGCCAGGGGTGTATTACCTGGGGTGGGTTCTGCTTTAGCGATAGAACAGAAATCAATTCAAGCTTTCAAAAAAGATACGCAGGCTAGAGAATTATCAAATGACTTCTTAAAACAGCAAAGAGAGATGCAAAAAAGAATGGCGGCTGTTGAATTAAGGGGATTAAAGAGTCAAAAGACTATGGGTCAAGTTAAATCAATATTTGATAATATTAATACCACTGAAATGGCAGGGTTTGTGACAGGCAAATTAACATAATGGCAAAAGAAATTCCAGAATATCAAAGACGTGCACAAATATCCCCAGCAGCAGATTCTGTCGGGGCAAAGCAGGCGTATAGTGGAGAGATTCAAGCATCTGAAGCATTGTCTAGCATGGGTGCTAATATCGCATCTCAAGCGGGTCATGCAAGAGCAAGACTATCAGGATTGGAAGCAGGTGAGAAACCAGGTAAAAGTCTATTACCCCCGATTACACCAATGGATAGGACTTTCCATGAAGCTTATGTGGAGCGGTCATCTCAGGTTCTATCTAACAATTTCAGTGAATATGTTAATAATCGGAATATAGAGTTTGGAAAGAAGTTAAACCCAACGGCTCAAGATTTATCAGCTTATACGAAAGATTTATCACAAGCAGCTGAAAAGGGGTTACAGTTTGCGGATAAAAGGGTTAAACATAATTTAGAGAGTAATTTTAAGAATACGATTGCTTCTAATACATTACAGTATGCAAGATTGGTTCAAAAGGCGGATGTTTCTAGATTGAGAGGTCTATTTAACAATACGACCAAGACCAATTCAGAGAATATGTATAATTTCTCACGTGCTGGAGATTTGGTTGGAGCGCAAGAAGCTTATTTTGATCAGAAAAAGAATTTAGAGGACTCAAGAGATTTAATTGGTGAGGATAATTATAACAAAGGTTTAGAAAGTGCTCGATTAACCTATTATGGCTCCATTCATGAAGCTGGGATGCTGAAAGCTTATCAAGAAGGTGGGGAGGGTCTAGCAAATGAATATCTTCAGGAATTTATATCTAATAAACAGATTGGGTTATCAGATTCAGATAAAGAATCGATGCTGCCTCAATTGTCAGGTCGTTTATCTAAACAGAATATGCTTGGATCGTTAAACGATGATTTAATGCTAAAAAATGCAGAATTAGAGATATTAAAAACACCTGGGAATATTCTATCTCCTGACAGACAAGCCTATTATCAAGAGAATCTATCTGAAACAGGAAATATAAAACTTGAATTACAGCAGTTAAAATTATCTCAAAAGGCTCAAACAAGCGCTAACCTAGCGGTTTACATGAGTCAAAATAAAGATAATCCTACCGCTTTATCAATGATGTCTGGAAAAGAAAAAGACGAGGCATTTAAAACGCTCATTTCAGATCAATCAGAACAGGCAGGCAGGCCTTTAGAGCTTCAAGA